AAAGTTATCATAAAGCATGTAAAGGACTGCAAGGCCAGTTTCCTGCCTCTTCGCCACAGTAATCCCGGGCTCCCGCGAAGACGTCTGCACACCCATCAACGTGTCCTGAATGCCAGAGGCATCCTTCATAGACTGCGAAAACACGGCGTCCAGTTGTTGGTAAATAGGGGAAATTTGTGGCTGCGTTATAAAAGTAGCCTTATCTATCTTCCCCTGCGCCATCTCCAGATGAAACGTCGGGTCACTACTCCTTTGTTCATACTCCTCAATATTTAAAATAGCCCCAGCCTCATGAACCAGCATCCCCTTTGGCAGCGTCTGCAGGAGGTGGGACAGTTGCCGCCGCATAGTATTCAGTGAGCGCTGGGGATCTTTCATCATAGAAATAACCCCAAACCACCTATTCTCATCAGTATCTTTGTAAGCTCCAAAGAACGAAAATGGAAAACTATTGCATCTATACGGGCTCTTTCCAGTTTCCAATATTGTTAGTCCGGAGAAGATGCAATAGTAAATCGCGCTTTCCATCGAAGGAATCCCCTCAACTCCAGGCCCCGGCGCCATTCCAAACTCCGGATTTCCTTCCTGCAGTACAGCATTAAACTTAGTAAAATCCTTAGGAGCCAACTTCTCCGGCGCGCCAGTCATAGGATTCACAAACCATACAACTCTTTCCGGCTTCCTGTACCAGCACTCCACAATGCGGTATTTGTCCTTTGCCTCATCAAAAAATGACAGTTGACTATCATTGGCCGGGGTCTCTGTAGCCTGCACTTCAGGATTAAAGTCCGGCCAGTACATCACAATCTCTTCCTTCGTCAACCACTTATCAATAAAGACATATCTCGCATCGCTTAGATCATACTCAACACTATCCGGGTCTATCCAGAAGCTGTGCCCCTGAATCCTCTTAAGCTTAATCGCGGGGCTAAAAGGATTTTCCTTATCCACATAAAACTGCAGCAAACTTCTTCCACTCTTAACCCCATGCTCAAAGCATTCAAGAAGCCTCCGAAGCATTTTAGTCTTTTTAAAGAAATGTTTATAAACCCCCTGCATCAACTCAGCCAATGGCTCATCCTCAACTCCCACAGGAACCACCGTCACTTCGTGCTTCGTCTGCGCAGCAAGACCAATTAACATATCTACTTTGGGCTTCACTTCATTGTAAGTCGTGGTCGGCCGGTTCTGCGATTCCAACAACGCCACAACTTCCTGCGTATCCTGCTTCCCCGCGTACATATCATAGTCTTCAATGGCCGAAGTCCTGTAATTACTCTCCGGAATCGAGGTCTCCGCGTCCTGAAGCCAGTCCCTCAGTTTCTCCAGCTCCCCATCAGCCAGTAACCCCGAGTCCTGCGCCCTAAAAGGTATCCGTTCTGCAAGTCTCATATCACATCTCCAAACGGAGAAAAGTCAAATTTTGACATTATGCCACCATCCAGCGATGGCGGGAAGGAAAATAGCCATCTGCTTTCTTGAGTTTGAGTTTCTTCATACGCTCTTTGGAACTCCAGTCTGTGAAGGCGTAGGAATGCACGTACTCACTGATGCAGAGGGCGTCAGCGATGTTGGGACTTGAAATTCCGCGAGTGTCTTTCATGTGCTTTTTGCTTTCGATCTTGATCTTTCCGCTGTCACTATCGTAGTAGACGGAGGAAAGTTCGTTACAGAGCTCTTGGCCTATGTGAATATCCGCCCCCGCGATCTTAAGGATCTCGTCGGGGAAAGAGTATTTCTTCCGCATGCAATTCTCTCGTACTTTTCCCCAAAGCTCATCACGAAGTCGATGGTAGGTGACGTTGTCATTTGCGCTCTCTGCCACATTACACGAGACTACCTTCGAAATTCCAAGGCCCCGCGGGTCATGAGCAAGCCAATCATACACGCCCCCGCCTACTCCGATAGTATCAATGCCCACTAACGTTGCTTCGAGGTCAAGGAAGTCGCACTTGATGCGATTTGCAAGCTCAATTGTATGGATTCCATGGTAAGTGGACCACGGATAGATCTTAAATCCACGCCGGGGAAGAATTATGGAGTCATCATCCCCCTCCCGAGCAACGTCTGAGGCAAGAATCATCGGCCAGTCATCATCCACTTCAATTTCATTTCCAATACATTGCTCCGCCCAGTAGAGCGGGATGAAACTCTTTGCATCGTCGAGCGGCGGGTCACCTTTAACACGAATTCTGAAGACGTTAGAATCCTCTCCGTATTTATCCCGGAAATACTCCACCATATCTTTCGAGACATTAGTGGATTTCCGTGAGTCCCAGTGAAGGGTAAGCCACTTCTTTGAAATCTCCGGGTGAAAATGGGTGTCATAGAAGTATCCAGTGTTTCGAGTTGGATTTCCAATGAGCATTACGTGGTTGTCTTCTTGTGTCAATGCCCCCTCAAGTGGAACGTAGACAGGATCCTCGACGCCACTGCTTTCATCCACAATAATTAAGAGGTGGTCTCCATGGAAACCCGCAAGTGTCTCTGCTTGATCTTCTTTTGAGGCCTTTACTGAAGGACTAACTGCCCGCGCCCACCACTCCTTCTGCGCGTCTTTGTGAAACATCTTATCTTTTTGCAGAATAAATTCATCTGCAAGGATGCTTTTGCGTAGCCACTTTGACAGCTCGCTCCACAGAACATCTGAAAGTTGCCGGGCTGTCGGGGCCGTGCATACTACCTTAGGGTACGCGCGGGTGGCCATGAAGTGGAGTATTCTCCACGCAGCCAAGGCGCTCTTACCCGTGCCATGCCCACTACGAATAGAAAGCCGTTTCCCCTTAGTCATAGCCACAAGAGCTTCAGCCTGTTGATTACTTGGCTGTGCTCCAAGACACTCAGTCACAAACAGCAAAGGACTTTCGCGCCAGGACTTCAATTTGTCTATGATCATCTGGTTCATAAAGAACCTCTCATAGGATCAATAAGTCCCTTACGGTTTAAGAACCTAATAGCCCCAACTTCCCCAAGTCCTTTTGCAAACCCAGTAACTGCCGCGCCGGGCCCTCGGGCCAACGGCACAATCCCAGTAGCATCCAACACATCATCTACCACCCCTTCCTTCAGCATCTCCTTTGCCTTTTCATCCCCACTTACCACTCCCGCAACCCCAACCCCCATCTTCCCAACGCCCTCAGCAAACCGCACTATTCCACCCAAAGCGTTGAATCCACCACTCTCCGTTGTAGAAAGTCTAGCTCCCCCAGCGAGCGGGTCAATAAACGCCATTCCAAAGAGCCTCCCCGCAGTCGCTGCAGCAGAATCAGCAGAAGTAGTTCCTGTAAACTCTCTCTCCTTCCCGCCTTTTCCATAGACCTTCTGCGCCGCGCCCTCAAAGAAGCTCTTCGCCCCGCTTACCCCAGCCTTAACATACTCCCCAATATTACTTTGTCCCTTTGGGATGTTTGCAGAAATGTCAATGTTTGACGTTTTGTTTTCAGAAGGTTGGGTTGATGCACTTACTTTGTCAGAAGCCATTAATACCCCGGCGGCCGCTGGGAGGTACTTGGAAAATAGAGGTTTTGCAGCTTGTGCTAACACGGGGTAGGTAAACTTAAATTCGTGTATAGTATCCAGAGCTTCCTTTTCTAAAAGCTTGTGAAAGTTATTCCGAAAGTCCGGGATGTCATTTGCAATCTTTGGAGTAAGATTAGCCATGCCACGAGCAACGACTTCTACTGGAGAGGCAAGGTATTTACTGTCTTCGTCAAGAAGTTTGTAACTTTGCGCAAGCTTGTTTTTAATGTCAAGAGACCTAAGGACTTCGTGATACGCCCGGATTTCTGCGAGTGGTTTAATTGATCGTTCAAATCGAGTTCTTTCAAGCGCCGGAAGATTATAATTTGTAGCGTGCGTAAACTCGTGCGTTGGATTGGTGTAAGTAGTAGAAAAGTACTTCGGGTCTACGTCGTGATTGAAGAGGACTTCGTTAATGTGTGCTGTTTGGAATCGCCCAGTGGTTAGGAGCCGCGCGGCGGTTCTGAATCGCCCGGTGGTTCTCGAAGGAAGTTCGTTTGGTAAGACAAATCTGGAGTTGGAAAGGCCGAGGATTTCTTCGGGGACATTGAACTGCCCCGCCCGGAATCCACCTACTGAAGAGACTTGCGGAGTAGTTAGAAGCTTTGGAGCAGACTCCATCAGGGCTTTGTCCCGAGACATATGGAGCATAGAAGGCTTAGCGAACTTCATGAGTTCAAGAATGTTCATAGCCTTGGCATCCCAGTGATGTACACATCATCAAAGTCTTCTTCATTGACGACGGGAAGTGGAGACTGCGCAGCGAATTGTTCCTTCTCCATGTGGATGAGATAAGAAACGAGGCCTTTTATTTCCGTCGGCTTTCCATCGTCTACGAGTTGTTTGTCTTTTAGGATTTTGTACGCAAAGACGAGATCTTTGAGGTCTGCCATCTCGATCTTTTCGGGCGTGATTGCTTCGAGGACGCGGGCTTGGAGTTCTGTAAGTTGGAGAGATTGCAGAGCGCGGTATTGCATAAGAAGGCCCTGTTTCATTTGGATGTCTTTGATACGAGAGCGCAGGGTAGGCATGGAAACTCCAAAGAGCCCGGCCGCGTCATGAGTACTAACTCCACGTTCTACTACATCGTAGAGCTCTTCAGTATCAATTTCTTTTTTGGCTCTTCCCACGAAATCCTCCGGTATGTAATATAATTAGGCATGAAGACTTAAATGAATGTCAAGGAAAAGTTTCAAGATCTAGAAAATAAAATGTCCCTTCTTTCCCCGCGCCAATGGTGCAAGAGGGCGGGCGGGCGGGCCGGATTTTCCAAAATCCCTCCTTCTATTCTAAGCCATTTATTACCCCCGCGCAAACGCTGCGCTGGTCGCCGGGGGGGGGGGCTATAATTGATAACTCACTTCCCTTCCCCTCCACCCTAAGTGCGCCGCGAGGCCCCGCTTGCATTAGCCATTCAGTTCACCATTCACCCTTTCCTTCCCCTTCCCTCCCCCAAATCCTTTCCTTTCCTTTCCCTTCCTTTCCTTTTTAAGAAATGTCAATATTTGACGTTTTATTATTCTAAGAAGATTGAAACTAAAAAATTGACTTGAGTAGACTAAGCCGATCGGAACCAAAAAATTGACTTGAGTAGACTAAAGCATCGGTCTTCCCCCTTGCCCCACCCCCGTGGGGCTCGACGGGGGGTGGTAGTGATGATGGAATTTAAGAGGGGAATGGCCGGGGA